CAAGGTGTCAGAAGTCGATGAGCTATTCGCCAACGCTTGATAGCGCATTCCAGTACGCCACTGGCGTAGTTCGTGGTGACATTCAGGCTTGCGAAGACATCAAGCTGGCGTGTCAACGATTCTTGGATATGGTGGAGCGCAAGGATGCGCCCTACGAATTCGTTGCTGCAAAGGTCGAGCATGTTCTCAAGTTCGTCAAGTTCTGTAAGCATGTCAAAGGCCCAGAAGCCGGGAAGCCTATTGAACTCCAGCCGTTCCAGATTCTTTTCTTGGCTGGTATCTATGGTTTCCGAGACAAACGCGATCATTCGCTCCGGTGGACTACGGATGTCATTCTTTTCGTTCCCCGCAAGTCCGGGAAAACAACGATTGCGTCCATCATCTCCCTCTACGAACTCCAGTTCGGTGATGCGGGTGCAGAAGTTTTCACTCTCGCAACAAACCGTGAACAGGCATCCATTTGCTTTGACTCGTCAAAGGCGATTGTTGAAGGCATGGTTCAGGAACTGGCCGCAAAGTTCATCGTCTATCGGGGTGAACTCAAGAAGGCTGGTGATTCGACATCCACATACCGTTCGCTGTCTCGTGAGAACCGCAAAACCGGTGATGGCAAGAACCCGTCTTGTGCGATGATTGATGAGGCCGCGCAGGTTGTAGAGCGTGGCTCCATCGAGGTTTTGCACTCAGGTATGGGTGCGCGGAAGAACCCGCTTCGTATGTATCTGACGACAGCGAGTTTCACAAAGGAAACCAAATTCTATGAAGACCTTTCGCACTTTCGTGCTGTTCTCCGTGGGGCTGCTCCTGATAACTTTCGCTGGTTTGGCCTTCTTTACAGCGTCGATCCCGGTGATGCTTGGGCAGATGCTAGTGTCTGGGGCAAAGCGAATCCCATGCTCGGAGTTTCAGTCACAACTGAACACATTCGTCACATGGCTGAAGAAGCGGCAGCAAAGCCAGCAAGCCTTAATGAATTCCTCTGCAAGCAACTCAACATTTATGTAAGCGCGAACGCTGCTTGGGTGGACCGCAGGTACTGGGATGAATCTGTTGCGAAAAAACCACAGGATAACCCTGAGTCCACGTTCATTGCTTTTGACTTGGCGCACACGCGAGACTTGAACGCTGTCTGTACTCTTCACCGATATGGCGAAGAAGACTTCCATGCTGAGTTCCAGTTCTTCCTGCCGCAGGAGTCAATCGAGCTTATCCCGAACCACTACAAGAGCATTTTCACTCAGGCTGTGAATACAGGGATTTTGAGGCTCACTCCGGGCAACGTGACCGACCTGAACGAGATCGAGTCGTTTATCAAACAGCAATGTGAGAAGTATGTCGTCAAAGCTGTGAACTATGACCCGTACAACGCAGCAGCATTGGTGTCGAATTTGTATGCAGAGGGTTTGCCAGTTGTAAAAGTCGGTCAGGGTATGGCAGTCCTGTCAAACCCATCAAAAGCCACCGAACAATTGATCCTGAAGAAAGCCATCAAGCATGACGGCAATCCTTTTGTTGGGTGGCAATTGGGTAACTGTGAGGTTTACACGGACGTGAACGGCAACGTCAAGGTTCGTAAAAACGAAGCAGACCCTTCCGCAAAGGTGGACGGCATTATTGCTTTGATTATGGCCGTTCATGGGCATCTGGATAACATGTTTGTCTCTGACTCATTTGGCTTTAGAGCGATTGAGTGGTAACATAAAGCGCAACGGCCTAGTGCTACCAACACTAAGCCGTTACTTCACATCAAACGTAAGAGGTGAAACGAGTGATGAGCAATTCAAATTCTACACGCTTCTACGTGTACTTCCACTTAAAGCCTGATGGACAAATTTTTTACATTGGCAAAGGCTCTGGTCGTAGAGCTTGGAGTAAAAATCTTCGCAATAAGCATTGGTGGAATGTTGTTGCTAAATATGGTTTTGTTGTTCAAATTTATGAAGACAACCTATTGGAAAAAGATGCTTTCGATCTTGAAGCTAAACTCATAAAGAGCCATAGATCATCTTCAAATCTCGTAAACATCGCAGATGGTGGCGGTGGTGTTTCTGGCAGTCATGTAAATCTTGGAGTCCCGAAAACGGAATCTCACAAACATAATTTGCGAATCGCAAACCTTGGTAAAAAGCAAGAATTGGAGTCCATACAGAAGCGCAAAGCAACTATGGACAAAAAAATACAAGATGGCTGGATCAATCCAGCAAAAAGAAGCGAATGTAAAAGGATTGGTACAAAAAACAACAATTTTGTTGGTTTTTATGTAACTCCAGATGGTGTTTATGAGTCACTTGCTCAGGCTGCAAAACACAACAACTGTACAGAAAAGGCTATAAAGGTTAGGTGCAGAGGCAATACTTGTCTTGTCAAAGGAAAGATGTATACTTACCCACCAAAGGACGGCTGGTCGTTCATTCCGAGGTAAATCATGGGAATTTTTGACGTTTTCAGGGGCAAAAAGCAGGCAAATGAGTCAAATTCCATGTTTGGAATGACAAGTTTGGGAAATAACGTCCTGTACCAAGCCGACAGCAAACAGGTTCCTTTTTCAAGCCAAATCCTTTACGTTACCACTGGAAGCACCACAAATGCTGGTCGTCCTGTGGATATGTCGATGCTGGCGCGAAACAGCACGATTATGTCCTGCGTGGCTATCAAGGCTCGTGCTTTGTCTCAGTTGCCGATCAATGTGATGTACGAAACCGAAGACGGTGAGTATGTCGATGCCATCAAAGACAAGAATGTTGGCGCTCGTGACAAGTCCAAAGCCAAGCAAGTTGCCAAGCTGCTGAACAAGCCGAACAACTTCCAGTCTCGTTACGAGTTCTGGTATCAGTGGTTGATGTGGTACGAACTGGCCGGTGAAGCCTTTACCCTGTGGTGGAGAGCAGATCAGGAAAGTTCGACTCAGACTCCGCTGGAGATGTACATTCTTGACTCGACTTTGATTGCAGTCACGATCACTCCGACTCGCTATCCGAGCTACCGCCTGTCCACTCCGTCCTACGGTTTCAGCAAAGATGAGCCACTGAAGGCGCATCAGGTCATGCACTGCAAGGAAATGGCATGGCAGGGTTCTGCTGGTTTCAACAAGGGTATCCTGATGGCCGAGCTTTGCGGTCTGGATCAGGACATTGACCTGTATGCCAACTACGTCATGCAAAACGGTGCGAAGCCGTCTGGCATGTTCGTAACGGAAGCCGTTATCCCTGATGGCAAGTACAAGGAAATCGCTTCTCGCTTGAAAGAAGCATGGTCCAACATGGTTGGCAGCAAGAATTCTGATCCGTCCAAGCCGGGTCAGGGCATGTTGCTTGACCAAGGCATGAAGTATCAGAAGCTGGAGATGCTGACGCTGCAAGACGCTGATGCTGCTGCTCTGAAGCTGCAAACCATGCGTCGAATCTGCGGTCTGTTTGGTGTGCCACCTTCGATGATTGGCATCCATGACGGCAAGTTCAACAACACTCAGACTGCAATGGATGAGTTCTACAAATCGGCCATGTATCCGATCATTGTGAACGTCCAAGAGAAGCTGCGTGACCATCTGTTCCCCGGCTATCCTTCGCTGTGCATCCAGTTCGACACCAAGGACTTCCTGAAGGGCGCTCCTCTGGACCAGATGAACTTTGTGACTGCTGGCGTGACAAATGGCATCATTACTCCGAACGAAGCTCGTGAGTACATGGGCATGGGTCAAGTCGAAGGCGGCGATGAGCTTGTAAAAGACGCAAAGCCTTCTGATGCACTTCCCGGTAGCAGCAAACAGGACACTGGTGGTGGTGGTGGAAACCAAACCAACAAAATGAACATCGGTAAGACTTGATAAAAAATGCGTACTGATTCAAAATATCTGTTAGCATTAGCGAAACAGGTCCGTGGACCAGAAATACCGTTGCCTGTATTGCAAGGGCAACCCCCTAAAATACAAGACAACAACCAGTCCATTGCTTTAGGGGCAATAAATGAAGCAAGTAAATCTGATCTGCGAAGCAAAACTGAACCTGTCCGAAAAGGCCGTAAGCGGCGAACCGACAGGAAAGATTGAAGCTCGCATTACCACTTGGGGCGCTCGTGAGGGCGCTGATGGCCGTAAATTCTTCTACAAGCCTGAAGGCTTCATGGAATGGATGACGGAGTTCACCAAGTCTGGTCGTCCACTTCCCATGTTCCTGAATCACAACGCTGATTCGATGCCTGTTGGCGAATGGACCGAACTTGAGATGGATGATGACGGCATGACCGCAAAAGGTCGTCTGTTCATGAACACCACTGCTGGTTCTGACCTGTACCAAGTCATGAGCGAATCCCCCACCATGTTTGGTGGCGTTTCTGTTGGCGCATACGCTGACGAATACCAGTGGGTGAAAGAAGACGGCACTCCGTTTCCTGCTGGTTCTCAAGATTATTGGGATGAAGGCTACTTCCAGATCACCAAAGGTGGTCTGCGTGAGACTAGTGTTGTGATGTACCCAAATAATCCCAAAGCAGAAGTCAAAAAGCTGGAGTATTTCCGCAATGACGGTTCTGCTGATCTGAAGGTTTTGGAAGAGGCACTG